TCATCTGGTTATACTTTAAATTGTATTCTCCAGTTTTATTATCTTGGAATGGTGTACGTTTAAGTTGAGAAATTGTTTTCTGCATAAACGTTTCTATCTCATTTGGAGGAATAGAACCAACATTCATGTAAAATATTCGTTTTTCTGGTGCACGTGCAATTCTATGAATTAACATTGCATCTTCCATTAAAACATATTGTTTGTATAATTTTCTAGCAGGCTCAATATAAGCTCTACCATAGGGAAGATAATTAACATCTGAAAGGAGTCTAAAGTGAGCCATTTCATAATTATCAAAAAATATACCATTTTCATTTTCTAAATTTCCCCCTCCAGCTCCAGGTACAGGATACATACCAGAACTTAGATTATCCATTCCATCAGGTGCATACTTATATCTTATAGCAGAAGGGTTATTTGGATCAAATGCTTCTTGTCTTTCAATATGATATGCAGTATAAGGGATAACATTATAAACCCCATACTTTTCGGCTATTTCTAATTTTAAGAAAAAATCACCATATTTACACATCTGTCTAACCCACATCCAAAGATTAAATTCAATATTTAATACATCATAAAATAAATTATATAGTATTTTTTGTATGTCCTCATTAGCACTTCTAATTTGAAGTACTTCACCCATATCATTTTTTAAAGTAGATTCATCAGCTAGTACATCTAAAGCAGAAGCAATAATAGCATCTTGATCCATTAAATCATATTCTGAATATAATTGTGGTCTAAGATACTGATAGTTCATGTTGAACTGAGCACCATATAATGAAGTAGGACTGGTAGAATAAATTCTGTTATACCTATCAGCCAATGAGTTAGTAGCAATTTCTCCTGTAGATTGGATTTTGCCACTATCAATTACTTTAACTTGGTTTCCACCTACATTTCTTATTACAACATCTGTTGAAAATAATCTTTTTAATCTTGTAAATACGCTTTTATCAGCCATAATGTGTTATTATTATTATAAATATAATCTAAAAAAGCCATCTAATATCTTCCTTACCACCCCCAAAATTTTGTTCATAAGGATTTTTACCATGTTGACTATTTCCATAACCTCCTTGGTAAGGTGTTCTATTAACTGACATATTACTTAATGAACTTTTAGTTCCATCCAAACCTCTTTGTCTTGATTTCAAAGCAGTATCTCTGATATACATAGCCATACCAAATGACATTACTAAGTCATCATTATAACCACTTTGAGCTTCTGCTCTATTATTTCTCCATATAAAGGTTTTCATTTCTTCTATTAACCTTTTTGATTGTATTGTTACTCCTTTATCACTAATATATTCTTGAAATTTACCTATAACCATAGGTCTAGTCCTAGAAGACATTGTAAAACCAGCTACCATTTTGGAGTGATCTTGATATTTATCAAAATACGAACTAGCATTTGGGGAATCACTTTTTTGTGAATAATAAAGGTTTGGATATGCTCTATCTAAGGCTACCTGTATAGTTGCCCAACCAATATTTGCATTTTCTATTACTAACATAGCCTCATTATATTCAGTAGCTAACCCAACTAATAAATGACCATATTCTTTTGTACCTAGTTGACCTTTATATTCCGCAACTTGCACGTTGTTTTCTACATCAATTACATGACACGCTGAATAATCTTTACCATCACCACGAGCAACATCTGCAACTATTACATAATCCCTTGTATAATCAGGTGATTCCCAAACCCATAGGTTTTGATCTGCACCTCTTCTTTCCATAGGATCTTTTACATATGTTTTTTCGTAAAAATCTATATATTCAGGATAAAATACAATGTCACCAGATGTGCTAAAATCACAATCACACTCTTGTGCTGCCATTCTAGGGTCACCTAATAATTCATCTTGATTGTCTCTCCATTTTTGGTCTCGTTCTGGGTGTACAAACCAAGGTAGTTTAATAGGTAAAAATTGATTTTCACTAGATTCTGCCCTAACCCATGTTTGATGAAACCAATTACCTGTACCATAAGGTGTAGATAATGCAATACAACCACCACCAGTTGCTAAAGTTTGTTGGGCTGAAGCCCAAATTTCTCCAATATTATCAATAAAAGCTGCTTCATCAATTAATAGTAAGGATACTGCTTCTGATCTACCTGCATCACTTGAAGCTGAAGTAGCTTTAATTTGTGATCCATTATTAAGTCGTAATGTTAATTTATTATTTTCAGCTGCATCTATTTTAAGCCATGAAGGTAAATTTTCATACATGAATTTTACTTTCGTAACCATATTTTTAGCAGTTTCTTGCTTAGTTGCGATACAAAGTATGTTTTTATCCTTATGGAATATCATTAACCATAAAGAATAACCAGCGGATAATGTTGATATACCTAATTGTCTAGATTTTAGAATAATAGAATAAGGATTATCGCGCATTAGCGTTAATACTTTTTCTTGGAATGGGTATAAATTGAATTGTATGCGACCTCTTTGTGGGTGCTGTATATAACAGTATTTACGCATAAAATGCACAGGGTCTTGTGCACATTTTAGATATTCTTGACGTATTACTTTTTTTAAATCTGACATGCAGCTATTTTAATATAAGTATTACTCCACCAATTGCTATTAAACCAGCACTACCTAAAACTTTATTTTTTAATTTTTGCTTTTTAATTTCAAGCTTTAATTTATCGTTTAACTGTTTAGTATATTCTAATTGAGATCCTTTTGTATTTAATATAGAATCAAAATTATTAATTTGAAAGTTAAGATTACTAATAACGCTATCTTTTAATACTATCTTATTTTCTAATAAAGAATATTTAGTTGTTATTAAATCCAATTCTTTTTTAAAACCATCTCCAATTATTAAATCTTTAATTACTAATCGAACTATTGGTTTTTTTAATTGAATCGAGGTGCTGTCTATAACGTTCTGTGAAAAACTGGTATAGCTCATCATCCCTATAAGAATCAACATTATTAACTTTCTCATTTGTTTGTTTTTTTAATATAACTATTTTATTATCTTGTTTACTAATTTCTTGGTCTAATAGTGTTATTTGAGTAGTTAACACATCTATTTCTGATGTTAGGTCCTCATTTATACTATGTAAAGAATTAATTTTATTATTTAAAACCTCTATCTTATTATTATATTCAGTAATATATTCTTCATCATTTGGAGAGTACATACTAACTAAATAATAAACACCAAAAAATACTAGGGCAAAATATAAAAACCTTTCTATTGATGACATTATATCTTCTTTTTGTCTAAAATATTTTCTAGTTCTTTTTTTAATTTAGTTTTTGCCTTTAAAGTTTTTACTAATTTTTCTTTATCAGCACCTTCTGCTTTAGAATATTTTTTAGCTAATGATTTCATCTCACGAGTTAATAGTGCTAATTCTTCTTTTGCTTTAGCTAAACCTTTAGTTTTTTTAATATCGGATTTAGTTGGTTCTGCATCTTCGTTTTCATTTAAACCATAAGAACCAGCGGCATCCGAAAGTCCTCGCATAAGCCCCTTTTGGAAATATTGAAAATCTATTTGAGAATTAAGGTGTGATTTTATATTTGTTTCAAAAAAATCATCGGCAGCATTGTATCCCATTTCTTCTAAATCAGCTAAACCTATATTTTCGACTTCTTTTATAGAAGTACCGTCAGTATATCTAGGGTTTTGTAATTGTCCTCGGTCAGCTAATCTTTTAGCAGCAGCATTTTGACTTGTTTTATAAACATCATCATATGCCTTTTTAATGTCGCCACCATAAAATCTCTTAGTAATTGTTTTACCCAACTTTCCTAATTGGTCTTGGGTTAATGTATGTTCTTTTCCAAATCCCTCTAAATAAAATTGACCTATATCTTCATAGTCATAAGTAAAATCTTCACCTTTTGGTGTTGCATCTTCTTCTATACCAGCTTCTTTTTTAGCTGATTCTAGATCCTTAATAGCAGCAGTTAATTCTTTAGTTTTAGCTATTTCTGCTTCAGTATCTTCAGATAATGTAGAGATAATATTTTCTCTAATATATTTGTTTAATTCAGATTTTTTCATTATAATAGGGTTTTATTATAAATATGTTAAAGATTAGTAAACTTTAATATTTGTTGAATTCGTTCATCTGTAGATCCAGATATCTTTTCTATTTTACCTGCTTTATGACCATGTCTTTTAATAAGTGTAGTAATAGTAAAATCAATTAAATCTCTATAGTGCTCATCTGTTTCACGAACACCATTATCTTCAATATCTATACCATAAGGAGATATATAAAATATATAATCATATTCTCTAATAAACTCACTAGCATATGTTTCAAATGCATCCTTTTCATGTTCACCAATTGATTTAGCATTTAAAGTAAAAGCCATAACATCAATTACAGTTCTATCAGTAATAATATCTGTTTGTATTAACTCAGCACAACGTTCAGCTAAAAACACTGTTTGTCCTTTTAATGTTGAATCAGTATTTAATGGTATACCCTGTTCCATTAAAAATTTAGAACGTTCTGTTCTAAACATATAATCTTTAAATTGCTTTGTTTCTTTTAAAGCATTTACTAGTGTAGTTTTACCTACACTCATTGTACCACATAAACCTATTTTCATATCTTAGTTTCTATAATCTGAAAGGTGTGCTTTCATTGATTGGTTTTTATAATAAGGTAATCCTTCTCTTTGTTGTCTAATTTCACTCCACTCATCCTTAGTATGTTTAATACCATATAAATGATATTCTGCGTGTTTTTTCTTACCTCCAGGTAATAGAGCAGGACCATCCCAATTATGTAGTTTTCCATCCCAAGTATAAGCTATAGTACCATCTTCAGGTTTTACTAATTTTTTACTTTTAGGAAATGGGGTTTTAGTATTTTTCATGTTATTTATTTATATTAAATATACGAAATATATTTAGATTAACCTAATTTTTTAATATATGTTCTGCAACATATGTCCCTTGTGCACCACTTACCGTTATACCTCTAGCTGAAAGTGCATCTCCAACAAAGTATACGTTGGGGTACTTGGTGAGGGCTAAATTGGTATAATCGACAAGTGGCTCAGGTGATAGATATTTTACTTCAGGTACATAAATACCCCAATCGTCTTTTAATGTTGGGAACACTTTTTTCATGTCCTCAATAAAATCATATACATACATAAAGTATGGTTGCATTGATTTTGATATTTTATGTAATGTATCTACTTGTATAGCTGATACATTTTTACCTTCAGATGTTGTTGATGGTTTTCTACTTGGGCTATAATATAATCCTGTACCATCTATTTGTAGTTTTTTTACTACATCTCTAGACCAATCAAATGGTTTATCAATACCTTGTACTTCCATTAATATACCAAAATTGGTCATATCATTTCGGAATGCTTCATCTTTTTTAGCATGTCCGTTATATGAATGATCACCATATGTTTCTTCTACTGCTACATATGCTGCATTGTTGTTTGTACAGAAAGAACGTAATGATACTCCTTTGTCTTCATATTTTCTATATAATTTGAAATCGTAAGATACGTCAATTAATTTTTGAAAGTGTTTCTGTGGTGCTTCAAAACGCACACCTATTTGTACTGGTTTTGGTTCAGTTGGTAAGGTA